GATCCCGTGGAACGCTGACGCCGAGTATTACTCTGCTACCCGCCAGTGGCGTATCCAGGGTACGGAAGATGAAGGTACGCCTGCTGTGCCTGAGCCAGCAGGAGTACCCGCTGTTGGTGAAACCTTTGAGGAATGGTTGGCAGCAACCCGTTACGAAGAGGGTGTGGACTATGGTGGTTGGACCGCCTGGCAGTTGTGGAATCAGGTAACACGGGCAGGTGGCACCTCATCAACTTATGATCCGTTCACTGGCGGTCCTCCTGTTGGACAAGACAACGTGGAGAGAACCGTTGTCAGCCGGGTCGAGAACGCTGACGGCACGACCACCGTCACCTATTCCGACGGCACAACGGAGATCCTGGAAGCGGACCCGCTAGACCTAGACGACACCTTCGACGATCCTCGGACTGCCCGCGAGATTGTTGCGGATGCGTTACGAGGCTACGGCTTGGAAGCGTTGCTCGACGACCCCGAGTTGAACCTGATCGGCAGATGGCAGGCCACCAACAACCTGGATGCGGTATGGGCCGCTGTCCGGCAGGCACCCGCCTACACGGCCAGGTTCCCAGGGATGCAAGCGTTGGCCGACCAGGGCCGGGCGATAACGGAGGCCCAGTATGTGGACCTGGAGGAGGGTTACGCGAAGGCGCTTCGTTCGTATGGGATGGCCCCAGAGTATTTCGATTCACCAGATGACTTCGGCGATTGGATCGCCGGGGATGTTTCCGTTTCAGAAGTCACAAGCCGGCTCGGTGTAGCAACCGACGCTGTGCTTGCTACCAACCAGGCGACTAAGGATCTGCTTCTATCCTGGCATGGGATAGACGCTTCGGATCTGACTGCCTATTTCCTGGACCCCGAGAGAGCGACGACAGTATTCGAAGAGCGGGAGATGTTGGGTGCTGCCCGGATTGGCGGCGCTGCCGCTGAGACCGGATTCGGCCCGCTGTCCCAAGAAACCGCGACGACGCTACGCGCCGCCGGGGTTACTGAATCAGTGGCTCGTGCAGGGTTCGCGGAGATAGCGCCGTCTACGTTGGCTTACGAAACTGCGTCGGAGAGTGATGACATCACTCGGGCAGAACTGGTGGGCGCGAAGTTCGGTACCGATCCTGAGGCGGCACGCCGCATAGAGACACGGAGGCAGACACGCTTGGCTGCCTTCCGACAGTCCGGCGGTCCCGCTATGACAGGTAGCGGAGTGGTCGGATTGGGTCCCGCTTAGTAACCACATGCTATGGTTAGCGGCAGATGTTGTTGGCCGCGGACACTGCTGCCCGTGAGTGCTATCACTATCTGGCCGCCGGCTCTCCTCCTGGGTCGGTGAGAACCAAAGGGAGAGAACATAAATGGCTGACGAAGCGAACTCCGAGGCTGTTGAACTAGACGCCAACGGCGAACCGAAGCGGAACTTCCGTCGGGTTCTGGAAGATAGGGCAGAAACAGCAGAGGCCAGAGTGGCCGAACTGGAAGCCCAGGTTTCTGGATACCTGCGGGATACCACTTTCCGAGATGCGGGCATTGACCCCACTGATTCGCGCCAGCAGTATTTCATTCGTGGATACGACGGCGAGATGGAAGCGGAGTCAATCCGGGTAGCGGCTGTCGAGGCGGGGTTTATCTCCGACTCAGGGCCGGCGACTCCGGGTGTTCCGCCGCAGCAGGGCCAACCTGAGATTCCTCAGGAAACCCAGACGTTGCAGCAGGAACTCATGGCTCAGGAACGGATCGCTAATGCTGGGGCTCAGAGCCGACCGGTTACTCCACCGGATCTGAACAGTCAGATCCAGGGGACATCTTCCCCGGAGGAACTCCAGAGGCTTATGGAATCCCAGGGGTACTCGTTCAACGTCCAGAACTGATCGCTTCTCTCTCTAAACCAGGAGTGATTGACTTATGGCTTACACCCAGAAGTCATCCGTAGCGAGTGACCAGGTTGCCTTTGAGCAACTGGCTTACTTCGCGTTCCGGTCGCAGCCTTTGCACGCGGACTATGCGTCCGTCCGTGCAACCAGGCAGTCGCACCGGGGCTCAGGGGTGACTTTCACCATCTACGCTGATCTCGCGCAGGCCACTTCGGCCCTGACCGAGACCAGCGATGTCACGGCAGTTGCGCTGTCGGACAGCACCGTTACGGTGAACCTGTCCGAATATGGCAACGCCGTGGTCACGACTGCCGCACTTCGCGGACAGTCGTTCTTCAACGTGGATTCAGATGCAGCCGCGATCGTTGGTTACAACGCCGCGGATTCTCTGGATCAGGTCGTGGCTGACCTGCTGTACGCAGGATCAAACGTGACCTACGTCGGGCAGTCGTCTCGTGGAGCGTTGCTTACCAGCAACAACTTCACCTCGGCGGCTGTCAGGGAGGAAGTTGCGGCGCTTCGCACCGCTGCTGTTCCTACCTTTGGCGACGGCTACTACGTCGGGTTCTGTCATCCAGATGTGGCTTATGACTTCATTAGCCAGACTGGCGTGGCCGACCTGCGTTCATTCGCCATCCGGCAGGATGCCGACTTGGTACGGAAGGGTGTCATCGGGACGTTTGAAGGCGTCACGATGATCGAAACCCCCCGCGCCCTGTTGGTTGCGGACGGTGGATCAACCACCAACGACGCTTATGGCAGCGTCATCATCGGCCAGCAGGCTATGGCTCACGCCTTCTCGACCGTGTACGGGCAGAACCCGTCGGTCGTAGTCGGTCCTGTGACCGACAGCCTGCGCCGTTTCCAGCCTGTTGGCTGGTACGCCATGTGCGGCTATGGCCGCTTCCGTGAGGCTTCGATCCGCAGGATCGAAACAACCTCCACTATCGGGGCTAACTAGCACCGACTGACATAGGTACGGCGGGGGTCGGTGTGCAGCGGAGCCGACCCTCGCCAGTACCGCCAAAAGGATTTATGGCTTACGTCGTGAAACCAAAGAAGCGGCGTAAGCCGGGGAAGAAACGCTGATGGGCAAGTATTCATCTGTTGGGGTTCTCACGAAGCGAGGCTCATCAAACCGCAAACCTGTCCGTCGTGATTCAGACGGTAAGGTGGGCGGTGTTCAGACCGAACATTGGGACGGCCGCGTAGACGCGCAGATTGTTCCCGAGTCGGTTGACATCAAGGTCGTCTCGGGAGGTGACCGGTAATGGCAGTCACGGCATCGGGCATGTTCCTGCCAACCTTCGTGGACATCTTGGATGCCACACAGTTGGCCGTGAACACGGGCTCGGACACTTTCAAGGTGGCGATGATTACCAACAGCGCCACCCCAAACTTCGACACCCATGACCATTGGTCTGATCTTTCTGGTACTGAGGTTTCTGGTGCTGGGTACTCGGCTGGTGGTGTGGCCCTCGCGTCGGTTACTTGTGCTGGTTCCTCAGGGACGATCAAGTTCGACGCGGCTGATTCGTCGTGGACAACCTCGACTATCGGCAGCGCCAGGGCTGCGGTCGTCTACGACGACACGCTCACTAACGATCCGCTGGTTTGTCTTGTCAACTTCGGGGCTGATTACAGTTCCGCGAACGGGACGTTCACTATCACCTGGAATGCCAGCGGTATTTGGACGCTGGACCTGACGCCGTAAGGGGCTGACTGATGGCTACCGCATATCCCGGCGCACTAGATACTGTTGGGTCTCAACTTCGGACGGACATCGCGTCCACCGACGACCTCGATGCGTCGGGTAAAGAGCATGACGTTATGCACGTCAACGTGCATGGTGCTGTTGTCGCCCTGGAAACCAAGTTGGGTCTCACCGATTCCAACGCTGCTTCCGGGTCGGTCCTTGTCGGGTCTGGTGCGTCTACTACTTCGTGGACGACCACTCCGACTATTGGTGGTAACACGGTCATTTCGGGCACGTTGACTATTGGTTCGGATGGTTCGGGCCACGACGTAACTTTTCACAGCGACACGGCTTCTGACGCGCTGGTTTGGGACTCAAGTGCGGAAAGCCTCACGATTACTGGGACTAATGCTCAAACGGCCCTTGCTGTGGCCGACGGCAACGCCACGTTTGCTGACGATGTGACGGTGACGGGTACTGTGACTGCCGGGGCGGTGGTTGCCCCGTTGGCGATCAACGCTCAGAGCGGCACTACTTACACCTTTGTTATTGCTGACGCCGGTAAGTTGGTCACCTCCGACAATGGTTCGGCGCAGGCGTTCACTGTGCCGCCGAACTCGTCGGTGGCTTTCGTGGTGGGTACGCAGATCATTGTTCAGAACATCAACACGGCCAACTGCACGCTGGCCGAGGGTTCCGGGGTGACGATCAACTCGAAGGATTCCAACAAAGAGATCGACGGCAGGTACGCAGCGGCGACGCTGATCAAGACCGCTACTGACGCCTGGTCGCTTATCGGCGCATTGGCGTAAGTCATGCCTATTCGGCCTGCCGATCACGGAGTCATGGCCGCTCAGGGCGGCGGCGTTCCTCTCCTCTACAGCCAGTCAAACGGGACGGTCAGCGTCATCGGCGACTACACGTACGTCCTGTGGAACGCCGGGGGCAATCTCACGATCACCGGCAACAACCGGGACATCGAATGGGTCACCTTGGCTGGCGGCGGTTCAGGGGGAATCTCCAACATGAACGGTTCATTTGCAGGCGGTGGCGGTGCGGGCAGGGTATGGGAGTTCACCGTAAGCAACATGACCTCTGAGGTTCATAACATCACCATCGGTGCCGGTGCCGCAGGTACCGGTGCCTATCCCGGCGGGTCATGGCTGGGTGGAAACTCTGGCAGCAACTCGATGGTTAGCCCCGCTACAAGCGGCGGGACAGAGGGTAATACTCCCGGCGGCGGAGGGGGCGGCGGTGCCTATGGCGGCGGCCCCGGTGGTTGCGGCGGGGGCGGTGGCGGTTCCGCTTACCTGTCTCGTTCTGGAGGTTCGGCGGCCATCCCGCCGAACCCGGTGGGGTCTGTCGGCTACTCCGGCGGCAACGGTGCCGTAGCGTGGCTCACCGCCCAAGGGTGCGGCGGTGGCGGCGGTGGTACAGGTGCGGTTGGGGTGACCGCCGTGTCCCCAAACGGAGTCGCACTTGACAACGGCCCCGGAGGGGCTGGCGGCACCTTCACAATCTTTAGCGCCCTCAGTATTAGCAACATCGGAGGTGGCGGGGGCGGGTCCGGGAAAACTTCCGGGGGGACGATCGCACCCGGTTCCGGCGGTGCCGGTGGGGGTACGGCTGGAGCGCCGGGTGGGACTCCTTCCTCTAACGCTGCGGCCAACAGCGGCAGCGGAACAGGGTCAGGCCCCGAATCGGATGGTGGTGCGGGCTACCCAACCTCCGGTAATGGGGGTTCCGGCCGGATTGCCTGTCGATGGTTGACGTTGGTGGCTCCCTGATGGCTCACTTCGCTCAACTAGACGAAACCAACACGGTCCTGCGGGTGATCGTCGTGCATGACGACGACACGGCTTCTGACGGCGTGGAGATCGAAGCCGTCGGCATCGCCACGCTCAAACAGCGTTACGGCGCTGACACCAACTGGGTCCAGACCTCCTACAACCGCAACATGCGGACCCACTACGCCTCAATAGGAGGCACCTACCACCCTGAGCGAGATGTGTTCCTGTACGCACAGCCCTTCCCGTCGTGGGTTCTGACCGACGATCACAACTGGGAAGCACCGGTCCCTTACCCCGACGACGGCCCGAACTACTACTGGGACGAGGACAGCGGCTCTTGGATCGAAATAGAAATGCCGGAGGAGTAGACCGGTGGAGATCACAGTCGAAGAAATGTTTGGCGTCGATCAGCGTTTTGCCTCCACGCAACCCATCCACAGCGCCGACCTCATCAACATCTACGGAACAGACCCTTCGGTAATCCTGTGTGAGGAGATCATCCAACACAGCGAAACGAACGAGTGGGTGACCTCAAAGGTCCGTGACGAGGAGGAGTCAAGGGTCGATCTTGAAAGTCGTGACTCCCAGCAGCAGTCATACCCCTCTTGGGACTGCCCTGATCTTCACCGCCCCATGATGGGCTTCGCCGCCGAATGTCTGAACGCCTACCTTGCGATGTTCCCGGCAGCGAACAAGTTTCCTAGTTTCTCTGTCAGCGAGCATTACCAAGTCGTGCGCTACCTTGACGGTGGTGCGTACCACGGCCTTCATTCCGACTACTACCCCTACGGGTTCCTCAACCGGCGGCACCTCACGGGGGTCGCCTTCCTGAACGACGTTGCGGTAGGCGGCGAGTTGCTATTCCCCCAGCAGAACCTCTCGGTGAAATCCGAGGCGGGCAAGTTCGTGATCTTCCCGTCAGGGTGGACCCACTCCCACAAGACGCTGCCCCCCGTTGGACAGTCCCGGTACATCTTTCAAGTCTGGTGGGGGTTTGACGAAGATGTCCGAGTGGTTGACCAACTAAAGGACGAGTAATGCCGTCCCTCGTCCACGAACGCTTCGAGGGCGACTGGCAGAAAGCCTGGTCAGGTAAAGCCCACAACGGCTACACGACCACCTCGCGCGCTGACGGGGCCACCGGGCTACGCATCCTGTTCCGCAAAGGCTCCCACTACGGTTGCGATCTGCGCCGTGAAGTACCCCCAACCCGCCACGTTCGCATGTCGTACTGGGTACGGGTTGCCTCAGACTGGGCGTCGCACTCGACAGGTAAGACCGTCGGGTTCGCAGACCTCCGCTGGAAGGGCACGTTCGGCCAAGCCCTGGGGCACGGCAACCGCCGGCCCTGGCCTGACGGGTTCTCGTTTCGTACCTGGTTCGGACCGACCACCTTCGGGCGGTGCCCTATCGGCATGTACGTCTACCACCAGGGGCAGAAGAAGCCCTGGGGTGATTCGATTCCTGTCGGGTCTCTTGTGGTTGGCACCAACCATGTCTTGTTCGAGGTGGAAGCCGACCTGGATGCTGGGTTCACCAGGGCCAGGTTGGATGGTGGCGCTTGGGTGACTCACCCGATTCAGGTCGGGGAGTTGACAGCGGTTACGACCGCCTGGCTGGACGGCTACTACGGTGGGACTAAGAAGGCCCCAGCCAATATGGCTTGGGACATCGACGGTTACCGCCTGGATGATCTCGCTGAGCCGGCGGCAGGGTCGATTGCCGACGAGTTGTACGCTCTTGCTGATCGTGTTGCTTTGTTAGAGGGGGTCTGATCGGTGGGTGTGGAATGGATTGGGGCGATTGGTCTTGTCGCGGCAGCGGTTGTGACCGGTTTGTTTAGCATGAACCTGCGCCGCCTCAACCAGGACAACACCGAACAGCACAACCGGTCCATTGACAAACTCGACCATTTGACCGATCAGGTTGAGGGCGTGGCTGAGAATGTGACTGGGCTGACGGTGTGGACGAAGGTCCATGACGAGAAGCACCGCTTGATCGAGAGGTCAGACGATGGCTGACTATCGTGCATCGTTTGATTATCGGGATGCGATCCGTGATTACTCTGGTGAGGGGCATATCACGGTTACCCCGGCGACTATCGCCTGTGTCGCGGCTATCCCTGAGGTCGAGCGGAGTCTCCCGTACCGGGAGACCGGGGTTGATTACCGGCAGACCGCTACGACCTACCGTGGGGACAACGCATCCGAGGTCAACATCGGAGCGGCCCCTGCGATAACAGCCGTTATCGGTGTCGGTGCGCTACCTGCACCGGTGGTTACTGCTGATGCGAACATCGCCCCAGGGGTTATCGCCGGGATTGGTGCCGTACTAGCGGGCGGGCCAGCGAGCGTCGTTGATGTCGCAGCGGGTGTTGTCGCCGGGGTCGGCGCTATCCCAAGCGTCACCGTCCTTCTGTTCACTGAGGTCCTGCCGAGCGTTGTTGCTGGTGTTGGTGCTGTGCCTGCCCCGGTGGTCACCGGGAACGCTGATGTTGCCCCGTCTACTGTGGCCGGGGTTGCTGCTATCCCTGCTGCTGCGTCTATTGTCGGCACAGCGGAGGTCGCCCCGAACACGGTCGCTGGGGTAGTCGCCAGTATCGGCCCGAGTCTCCGACACCGGTACGTCCCCACCTACCAGGACACGCTTCCCCGGTTGGCGCAGGGCGAACACGACTATCAGCCCCTCGC